TTATGCTCGAGGCTTGGAGTCAATAGTCCTATGCAGCGCCCGTAAGCTGAGGTAATTGTGTCCTCTACCATCCACTTACGCATATTTTGCGGATAAGTTGCGACGTTACCGAAAGCGTAATCGACGGCGCTAGGAACCGTATCCTCATACTCGCGGTAAGCCTCAGCTCTTACGAGGATCGTGCCTTTCTCAATATCAAAGCTCTCAATATATGCGACTAATCTACCGCTCTTAAACTCTGATCTAAAGCGCTTAATACGTGCGTTTACATCCTCGTAGTTATCTAAAAATCCCATTAGATTAGCTCCTTATCTTTCAGAGCTTGAGCGATAGCGCGGCCACGTACAAAGCCCTCGCCGTGTCCGTGCTTAAAGCCAATCGAGTAACCAATTACCATAAACATAAAGCCCATACCGCAGGCTGCCAAACCGATCAATATATCTAAACTATTCATTACTTAGCCCTTTGTTAAGGCCGATTAAGCTACTAACCGAGTAGCCCTCTCAGCGTTTGTAGTATCAGTATGAGGGCTTTTTGTCACAAATCAAAGCGTATAGACGTTTGGCGTGTCGTTACTTGGCGAGTCGGTCCTCTAGCAAAATCTCGTAGATACGGTCTACGCGCTGCTCGATACGCTCAACGCGCCCGGCTAGGTTATGGCCGCCGTTGCCGTCCGGCTTTAACTCGGCTAGATAATACTTAACTAGATGGCGGACGAGCCCAGCTCCTAGCCCCAAAATGGTAAAGCTGCCTAAAGCTAGACCAACTACGAGCTGAGCTCTTTCCATTACTTTTTAACCCCAAACTGACCCTCGGACGGTTGGAGTGCTTTTAGTAGTGGACCAATTAGCCCGGCGATAAACGCGTTAGCTAATACTTTTGGATCGGTTATGCCTGACATATACAAAGCCGCTACCGATGCGAGGGATGCTCGCGCGTAGGACTTAGCTGCCGCTATTGCTTGCTCTTTCATTTGTTGCTCCTAAACGCCCTTTAGTTAGTTTGTCTTAATACGTATAAAGTGGCCGTACCCGTAGAGGTAATCGCGTATAAATCTTGATGATCTCCCACTAATAAAGAAAGTTTATCGCCGTTATCCAAGCGGTAGCCATTAACTGCCGTTAGATCCGCGCCTCCTATGTAAATAGTGCCGCTAGCTGAGTGCAGGTATACACTTTGATCTCCAATTTCTTGCGGCACTACTATAGCTTTTGTTGTCGTTACTGTTGCTACGGATGATCTAGGCATTTTCTAATCCTAACTTAGTCATGAGCTCTTTAGCTTTAAGCGGTGTAACTGTTACCTCAAAGTGCATATCATCCGGCCGGCTCTTAAAATCGCCGCCCCACTTGAGCCCGTACTTTTTAGCAAGGGCCCGGATCATAGGTACTTTCTCAGCCGGAAAAGTGTCGTACTTGCCTAGAGCATGCTTAGTCGCGTTTAGATCGATAGCCGTACCGGATGAGTGACACGATAGGCGATCAGTAGATCCGCGCACCATCCTAAAAGCGTAGCCCCAATCGTCTAAAATCCCACCATCGATCGGCTCGATTAGCTTATGAAACTCGGCGGCAAAGGCGGCTAATAGCGGGCCCACGCTACTAGCACACCTTAGCCTTAAAGCCGTACCGTCTACTGAATACGACTTTATACCGATCTCATTTGGATCTTTCGAGGCCGGATAACCGTTATAGCTTGTAAGACTCATCCGAGTAGAGCAGCTACCTCGTCGGCAGATAACCCGAGCTTGTCGAGTACCGCTTGACGAGCTGCATCTTTAGACGCTTGCTCGGCTGCAAACTTTTCATTTAGAAAAAGAGCATCGGCTTTAGATTTTTCTACCTGAGCAATTTCCTCAGCCGTATATTCTCTAAGAGTTTCCTCGCCTGTTTCAGCGTTAATTATTTTTTCTAAATATGTCATTAGTCTGCTCCATATACATAAATGTTACCCGATGTAAAATTACCACCTGAGCTAATAAGACTTACTGAGGTAATTGCTGATGTCCCGGCATAAGCACCTTGGGATATTCGATTAGTTGCTCCTGCTGCACCTTGGGCATTACAAGAAAAAACACAATCAAAAGGTTTGATACCAGTCGTATTTGCAGACCAGATAGTTAGACCACCAGCTACAAAAGCGTTAGCATCGCTTGATTTTGTGCCAATCGATATTGAGGTTTGGCCCGTATTGTTACCGCCGCCGCTAAAAACTCCATTACTGTAACTACTATCTCCAAAGATTTGCATCCCGATGTTTCCGTAATTAGCACCTGTATCACCGTTAAAACGCATTGTAAAAGCAGAGCTAGCTGGGCCCGTTGGATTAGCCAAAATCATATACGCTTTAGAGCTAAGGCTTGATACTGTGATAGTAGATGCACCTGTTAGGGCCGTAGTGCTTTTTAACGACCATGTTAGATCCGCACTAACCGTTCCCCATTTCAATCCTGTGGCAGTTGATGAGTCGGCTGTTAGTACTGTGTTGTTAGCACCCACGGCGATACGGCTAAAAGCATCGGCACCAGTACCAGCTACTAAATCACCTTTAGCATCAATAGCCGTAGCCATTGAGTTAGTGATAGTTACCGTACCCGATGTGCCCCCGCCGCTAATACCTATGCCAGCCGTTACGCCCTCGATGTCACCGGTGGCCCCTGAGGCTACCCACGCTGCACCGTCGTAATACCAAAGCCCATTAGTGTCTTTTGTAAAAGCAAACTGACCCTCAGCCGGTGCGGTGATAGCCGCATCTCGGGCCGTTGTAGTTGCGAATACGTTAATACCTTGCATGAGGTAGCCGTTTACGTCACCGGCGGTTAAAACCTCACCCGTTACAAAGGTCTTAAAACCTTGTCCAGCTGCCATAACCTTGCTCCTTAGTATGCTAACACGGAGGTATCGAGCACTCCGTATAGTGTTGAGTTTAATATAAAGCCGTCGATAATCGGCTCCTGTGTTGTAAATGTCGTTTTCCAGCTATTAGGGCTTACGCGGTGCATTACGCCAAACACTTGTAGAGTCTGTTGTAACGTCGAATTACCAGGCTGATTAGTCGTAACCTCTACCGGATCAAAAAAATCTAGATCAAGGGCGGCGATAATTCCATCGTTGTAGTTTTCGGTATAAAGGTCCAGCTCGATAGCATCGCAGCGGGTACGAGTAGCTTTACGGCTAGCTACATAAGCCCGAGCGTAGTCGAGTGCAGCTTGATTAGTATCCATTACTAAATTTTGCTGAGTATAAGAGTGTACAAAGTACTCATCGATAGAGGCTTGATCCTCCGCTATTTGAGCCGTGCCGCCGATCTTAGTAATAGAGGCCGAGTTATATACCTGCGTATCATCTAAGCGCCATACGGCGTTAAAGTAAGTAATCTCGGTGCCGTCATCATTAAATACGACAGGCGGTATAGCTTGAGAGTCGATACAAAAGGCGCGATCCTTAAGATTTACCGATCCTCTAGCATCCATATAAATAGCACCGTACTCAGATATAGAGGCGGTTTGGAGAGCTGCTAAAGCCGTACGTAAAGTGCCCGGGTCCGCCTGAAAGATAGTATCGCCGTACTGAATTTCGCGCTGCGATGGAGGCCAAGCGATCTCATCGAGAATAGCGTTTACACGCTCGCCGGGTAAGTCACCGGCTGAGGCTAAGGTAACGTTTGTAATTTGACTGTTTTGGAAAAGCCTAAAACCATCTACGGCAGTAATAGTCGTATATACGACATCCGTAGCCATCTTAGGCGTTGTAGTTGTGTAGCTAGTAATAAAGCCGCTAAACATAGGCCACTCAGTACCGTTATACGTAGCGGTGATAGCTACCTTACGCATAGGGGTAAGTAATCCAAAATAAGGGCTATTAGGATTTTGAGGGTTAAAGTCTCCATTTTGATCTACGATGCGTAGCGTTAGGGTACCTGTTTGGAAAACGTCCGCCTGTAGATTACGGCCTCGCATTGTTGTAACGCTATCGACTACGTTAGATACATCGACGATAAGAGCCTGAGAGTCTGCCAGTACGTTAGTACCCAAAATGCCGTTATCTAGGATCATAGCCTGAGCAAAAGCCGGGCCCGTAGAAAAGTTAATAATTGCGTTGAGTACAGGTACGGTCATCCGGTACCCGCCGTAGTAAGTGGATCACCGTTACGGTTAAGCCGTTGGATCGTATCTTGCAACAAAGCCGTAAACTCATCTTGAGATGCAATAGCCCCAGCGTTTACCGTAACCGTGTAATTATTACCTCCACCGCCGGGATTTACTAAACCGGGATCAATATAAAGGCCGCCGCCAAAATCAGGAAAGTTACCCTCAGGATCACGCATAGATGGTAAATCGGGAATACTTGCCGCTGGCGGTGGAGTCCATGTCGGATAAGGCGGTATAGATTTAATTGCAGCCGATAAAGCTGCTACGCCTGAGAGAGCCGCTGCATCGGCGGCAGCTTGAGCCGCTGCAACGCTTGAGATACTAGCTAACTTAGCTGCGGTTAAATCAGCATCTGCGGTAAGGGCTGCATCATTTTTAGCTTTAAGAGCGGCAAGATAATCGGTAAAGGCTTTATCCTCGGCGGCTTTTCTAGCGGCAGCTTCGGCGGCCATAGCTGCATTATCCGCATCTTGAGCCGCTTTACGCTTGGCCGCGATCTCCTCAACGGTTTTAACGCCGGCCGCTAGGGCAATTTGATCGGCTAAGGTTTGTGCCGCGGTAGTTTTATTAATTGATGCTAAACGTAAAACCTCAAGAGTCGTAATCTGAGTTTTCTTTGTGTAAAAATCTAAATCGTTTAACCCGCCTTGCTTAGATAACGCATCGTTATACTTGGCAAAAGCGGCGGCCTCGGCAGCCTCGGCGGCGGCGATAGCTGCTAACTTAGCTGCATCTTTAGAGGCTTGATCTGCTCCGGATGCGTTGATAGCTGCTAACTTGGCATTTTTGGCAGACTCAATAGCCGATAGCTCTTTCATAAGGACGGCATTAAGCCCGGCTAGCTCTGTTTCGGTAATACCTTTGAGGCCATTAAGTTTTGCGGTTTGATTAGCTGCCGTAAGTATGCCTAATTGCTTTAGACGATCTAAAGCTTTATCGCCGTCCTCGTCCTCAATAGCCATAAGAGCCTCAAGGCGTAGGCGTGTCTCTTTGTCGTATGTATTCTTAAGAGCAGCCGCAATAGAGATGCGGTTAGTATCAAACTCTGCGGCAGCCTTTGATAACGAAAGTTTATTTTTTTCCGCTAATGCTTGCTTTTTAATTAATGCTAAGCGCTCTTTTTCTCTACGTGCAGCCTCGGCCGCAGCCTTAGCCCGGTCACGTTCGATCTTACCTTGAGCATCTGTAGAGCCTGACACGCTCATAGGCGTACCAAAAGGCTTAGGCTTAATAGCCGTGCGCTCGCCTAAACGGATTAATGCGCCTAATGGCCCTGCCTCTAATTGTCTTTTAATTGGAGTAAGTAATAAACCAAATAAAGACTTT